GTGGAAACGGGCTCAAAAAAATCGAACGGCATCTTCTTTCCTTTCGATGTGTTGCATCTTACGCATGCACAGACCAAATTGGACTCATTATCGTCACCGCCCCGGGCAACCGGCAAGACATGATCCACAGTTGTGGCACCTTCAACCCCACAGTAGGCACAAATGCCTTGATCTCTGGCAATGATGCGCTTTCGTATCTGCTTCCATTTCGAGCTGTTACCTGCTCTTTGAGAGTGATAAGACACTAATGCCACCCATGCTTCTTCCAATGAGCTAATGCTCCATTGCATATCTTGCCTTGATACCTGTGATCTATGTATCGCAATGTCCAATCAATCATTCTAAATCCATCAAGGTTTCGATACTTTACATTTCGCATTTGCCCAAGCCCAAAGTGATTGCCATTGGGGTTGATTGCTTTTACGCGCCAATTTGATTCCTTCGTGATTAGCGTGTTAAAGCATTGAAACTCTTTGTAGTTAATGATCCTTGAATGTGCATAGAGCTTAAGAGAATCAATTGATGTAGTTTGTTTAACAGCTTCTGTTGCATTAGCCGGTGTAATGCCAATTACACATAGCACGGCCAAAACCATCAAACATCGGCTGCGAGCTATCCGGCTAACCGGCTCGCTACCTCGTGTAGATGGTAATGATGATGTCAAGAACCCCGCGTAATCTTGAGCGAGTCCCACAGCTTTCACACACTTGTGGATAACACCTGTGGATAACTTTATCATTGGCTCAACTCAGCAATTCGAGCATCATCCACGATCTTTATGCCAAATGTGCCACAGCCCATGCATTGTGCAAACCATTCATGCTCTGTTAATTCAGCACCTTTCTTTAATCCAAAACGTTGTTTAGGCTTTCCGTAAAGCTTCTTGCATATTGCGCAATCAAATTGAAGGATGTGCATAATTGCTCCTTATTAATGTTTCAATGGGTTGCAGATTAACCTGTGGCACAGTCCAATTGTTTTGGCTGGTGTTTTTATATCGCGGCTTTTTGGCCACAGCTACGGGCATCCAGCCCACGATGTGCATCTTTGGTGTGTTGCCTGTAACTAAGACAGCAATGTCACGATCTTCTCTGTCGCTTTCCTGAATCCACAAATTGCTGTTGGGATTGGCTGACCATTTGACCTCAATGTGTTCGCCAACATCAGCCTTTGATTTATCCCATGTGATGCCAGGTTGATAGTCATAACCCAATCGCTTGGCCACCACCATCTCAGCCAGCATTGATTCGCCCATCTGTGCGACATACTCAAACCATGAAAGGTTTTTGACTATGCGTGAGCTGTGGTCAGCCGATCTGTCATGGCAATGTGATATGGCTGCAATCATGCATTGCACCTCCTCAATGCGATCTATCATCGGCAATCACCACAAAACCAAATAATGTTTTCGGTGCGGTCATAACCTTTTTGATAGCCAAATTGATCTAATCGCCTTAGCTGTGAGCATTTGTCACATTGCTCAATTTTGTATTCTTCAATTACGACACCATTGCACAGCAATTTGGCTGTCATGCTTTGTGGATGGATTATTTCAATGTAATCGCTCATTTTACCGACATCCAAATCATTGCCACCAATAGCACAATTTCAACAATCAACAGGCTTACAATCAATCGTTTTTTTGTCATAATCACACCTGTGGCTTAAAGGTGCCATCACTTGTCAATACATGCCATTGAGGTTTGCATTGCTTTTCTTTCATTTTCTCGCTGCAAAAGTAGCCAGCCCAAGCTTTAGGTGCATCGGGTTTGCTTTGATTCCATCGCATTGATCCATGTGAGCACATTGGCACGCCATTGACCGCCCATCCAGTTTCATCAGCTTCTTCAGCTTCTTCTCTGGTCTTATAGCTTGGCACATCGCCATGCTTTGTTGTCCAGTAGTCATAGTCGGCAGCTCGTGTTTCCGTCTTAACCGATGCCATGACCTCCTTTGTGGCCTTCTCCGTGCCACCCATGACCAAAGCCATCACGCGCATCAAAGCCGAGGTGCAGGTATCTTCAATCATCCAACGCCTCATTTTCTCGCTGTAAGCTGCAAGAAAGCCATGTGCATAATCAATGCCGGCAGGATTAATCTCTGTCTGATTGCGCCATGCTTTAGCTTGAACCAGCACATAGCCTTTTTCAGCATTAAATTCAACAATGTGCGTTTCAAGCCGGCCTTGCGGATATGTGGCAATCCACCTGTCAGTCCGCTCTTTGTTGCCTTCGTATGAGTCCATGAACGCCATTAGCGCACCGCCTGACCTGATGCATGTCGGCCAACGGCTTTGCCTCGCTGATAGCCATCTTTGTGGCCTTCTTTGTATCCAATCGCATAGCTGCAAATAGCCCACAAAATGCAAGCCAACACCATAAATATAAACACACCAATTTCACCTGATGTCATTTTTTGCTCCCGTTTCTGGGAGCCGTGTCTCAGCTCCCAAATACAGAGTGACAGGCATAGCCGACATTTTCAAGAATCACGCTCAAATCATGGCGTGTCGTTACCGCTTAAACGCCGTTCAATAGTTTTTTCATATTCTGATTTTGGTTTGTCTTTGAGTCCATTTGATGCCAACACACCACCCAATGAACCGGTAAGAAAGATTGCCAAAGTCTTTAGCAAATCAATGAAAGCTGCATCATTAGGAGATTGGTTGCCAATTGGTTGAGTCACAAAAATCAAAGCGTAAGTAATGCCTAAAGTAACAACGAAAAACACAATGGCCAAAACCGAGCCAATTAGAAACATAAGCCGCGCTTTGATGTCCTCTTGGCTCAATCGTTCTTTATTTTTGGAGGCCATCACCAATCACATCCTCGGTGCAGGTGCCAGTTACTTGGCATTGTGGTTTTTGACATTCCGGGTTTTTCCAATTCTCAAATTCTTGGCATGGATACCTGACCCATCCATCATAACCACACCCGGCAAGGCTTAGCGATAAACCTAAAGCTAAACCTGCCGCGCGTAGCTTCAAAATCACTTTCCAGTTGATCCAAATGCTTTGTCAGCTGGATTGAGCCAGCGCAAAATGACGGGCACAACAGCTGCCACGCCACCCATTGCTATTTGCTTCCAATCTCCACCAGCCATATAAACGGCCAATGCAGCTGCGATGTATGAGCGAGCCCATGATGCGGCAATTGCTTTTGCTTTATCCATTATTTTTCTCCTTTTGGTCGGTCGGGCAAATCACCCGAAAACGCGCCATAAGTTGGTCGGCCGTAACCGACAACAAATGACCTTGCTCCCAAAGTTCTTGATTTGACCATGACTTCCCCACCATTGCGCTGATCCCCACCGCCTGATGTATTGCCTTCGATAGTCACAATCTGTTTTTCTGATGCCCGAATGACCAAACCGATGTGATTGATGGTCACCTTGTCATCAATAATAAAATCAAAAAACACAAAATCACCAATCTTTGGTGTTTCGTGCCATTGCTTGTTTTTCTTAAATGCTTCGGCCCCGGCTTTGGTGCTGACCACATTTGGCACCTTCACACCAGCTTGATCCGCGCACCAATTCAGAAATGACCCACACCACGGCAGCTTGTCGGCTTTCATGTGCTTGCCATACTTTGTCTCGTTGTTTCCAGTTTCAGCTGTGCCAACCTCGGCCAAAGCAACCTGAATCAAACGAGGCAATGTGCCTTGCGGAAATGTCACAAACCCAAAGCCTTGAAATCATCAGCAGTCAAACCGAGTGCAGCAAATTTTTCCTCTGCCGTTAATTGCTTGACCGGATTAGGTGCATCTGCATCTTTTTCTAAAAATGCAATTTCAGCGGCCGTTAATGGGATTTCTTTGATTTCGCCCGTTTCGGCATTGTGTTCGATTCTAAACATTATCCACCCCAAACTGTGTAAGTACCTGCGTTAAATGTGTAACCGCTTGCAGTCGCTAAGACCAACGATGAAACGGCTTCGGCTGATGTAATCATTCCGTTGAACGCTGTGGCAATATCAACCGAACCTGCTGCCCCATAAAAACCTTCGGCAATGACTTGAGTAAAACCCGCATTTTTGCAGGATGTAAAAATGTAAAAATAGTTATTAGTGGCATTCGTATAAACTTGATCACCTGGGTCTTGCAATGCAAGAGATGTTGCCGTTGGTTGGTATTGCCGTATTCGGCTGCCACCACTACCAATTGCAAAACCATTCTTGAGATAATTTCCCGTTGTGAGTGAGTTGATTCTAACGCGGATATTGTTATCACCTGTTCCCCATGTTACGCCAGTCATTTGAAGAATAATTGTGTCATATGCGCTGAGTGATGAGATTGTTACTGATGTTCCGGTCATTGAACCAGTTGCAATTTGTGACAATGTTAATGCACTACCGCTTGGTGTAGCCCATTTCATACCAGTTGCCTGCGCACTATCAGCGGTCAAAACTTGATTATTTGTGCCTATTGCTAATCGGCTAAAAGTATCAGCAGCAGTTCCAGCGATTAAATCGCCTTTTGCATCAATAGCTGTTGCCATCGAGTTTGTGACTGTTACATCACCCGATGTGCCACCGCCTGAGATACCTGTGCCAGCTGTTACACCTGTGATGTCACCCGGATTAGGCGTTGTCCATGTGAAATCCATGTCGGCATTAGTTGTTTTTGAAAGAATTTGGCCTGTTGTTCCACCTAATAAATCAGCCATTGATGTGGCAACAGCTTGCCCAAAGACTTCAAAGTCAGCAGGTAAATCTGTTACCAAATCCGTTGCCGTAGGCATTTGCCACGAAAACGGGGTTGTTGGATTACTCATGTTTTCTCCTTACGCTACGACTAACGCATCAGCCCAATTTAGGCTTCCGCTAATTGTGTTCCATTGTTCTGCAATTGCAACATCCTGCCATTGCATGGCTTGCAATGAAAATGACAATGGCGAAAGGATAGCCGTGACAGAAACGCTGTTGTAAGAGGCACGCCATGACCAGCCTTCAACAAATCCAAGATATGTGCCGGAGGCCATGTTGAGCGGCAAATTGGTAATGCGCAAAGGCAAGCCCATAAAAATGCCAATTAAGGCATCGCGGTCAGCATCATCAATTTCTGAGTTTGTCAGCTCAAATGTAATTTGATTAAAATTAGCCTGTGGGTAGGCTCTAAGAGTTAGATAAAAAGCGGCTTGATCCTCAGCATCATTTTGGTGTTTGACTGTTGTTGTGATGATTTGAGCTAATTTGCCATAAGCCAAAATGGAATCTGCATCGCTGTCTGTAACCTCTGAGTTTGAGTTGGTGCCATATTTGAGCACAATCTCGTTTCGAATGTCACCAGCTCTAGTTTGCACGAATAATGAATTAGCTAGTGCCTGAGCTGCTGACACATCGGTGTAGCCATTAGTGGCCAAATAGATTGAGCGATGGTCTGCCGAGGCATAAGAGATTTGGCCTTGAGCGTTTTCGTAGATATAGCCCAATCCTGATGTTGCCAGAGCTGAAACCAATGAATAAACATCAATAGTTGATGATGATCTTTGTGCCAATTCATAGCTGCCCGGTGTGTCAATTTCGCCTAATCCCGTGTTTTCTGCATCCTGCCATTGAGTTGTTGGGTCATAGGCAGCCCATGTCAAAGCTGCTGGCACTTCATTCCAAGAGTTGATAAGCAAATCTGTAAGAATGGTCAGAATCTGATCCCCATCAAAATCCTGTGACAAAACGCCATTAGTCAAAGCTTTTGGCAATCTAGCCAAAGCTCCCACAGCTGTAATTTTGACCGATTGGTTGATTCCGACAACACCGGATGCGGCTATGCCAATGCCTAAATCAACGACTGTGCCGCCAAAGATTGGCACAAATGTAGCTGTGGAATCTTGCAATTCAATGGTCACGGAATCATTGATTTCAATGTCAATGTTGGATTGATCTAGATTGATTAGCTCAAGGCTTACATATCCGGCATTTGCTTGTTCATAAATGTTTGTGCGACCTGATGTGGTCGAAAGGTTGGCCAACACATAATTTGTGTATTGAATACCTGCAATTTTAACGCGCCAAACAGGATTAAAAAGTGTCATAAAAACACCAGATTATTGGCTCCGTTTGTACCTCTAAATGATGAATTGTTTAAAGCGTTTGTAGTTGCTCGGCTAAATGCCTCCTCATCAATAATTGATGGAGCATTGACATTTATTGTGACTGTTGGTTGCGCTGATGCGGCCATAATGCCTGCCAGCGTGTTTGTATTTACCCCGGATGTGCCAAACCTGAATGGTTGGTTTGAAGCCGCCATAACACCTGCAAGAGTGGTCGTGCCACTTGTAAAAGTATCAAACGCACCAGCAACATCATCTATCACTTTTGTCACTTTTTTGGTCACGGCGGCTATACCGCTTGTGCTGGCTCCTGATGTTCCACCGCCAAGCGTTCCACCTCCGGTAACGCCTCCGGTAACACCTCCGGTAACGCCTCCAGTAACGCCTCCACCAGTTGATCCTTTACCGCCTGAAATTGCACCCGGCGCGCCTCCTATTGCAAAACCGCCACTAGAACCACCAATACCAATTTTAGAAATAGGTGAAATGTCTGCGCCCGGCTTTAGCAAATTAAAACCTCGAATTGCAATGTTTATTAAATCAATTGCTGTATTGACTAATCCTCGCAAAGCTCCTACGACATTTGCCATAATGTTTAAAACAACACTTGCAATGTCACCAATAATGCTAAAAGCTTTACCAATTACAGTTCCAATAATCGGTGCGGCAGCCTTAATTACATCAAAGAAAGCTTGGAATTCATCCTTGTTTTCAATAACTGTGGCTTTTATTTTATCAAAAGCTGATTTAAAACCTTCAAAAATAGGTTGCACAAAGCTTTTTATTCCATCCGCCAAAGTGTGCAATGTGCCGCTCATACCATCCGCATTTGAACCAAAAGCATCTGCTACTTGTTGGACAATGGGAATAACCTTTTCTGAAAACAAAGTTGCCAATTCTAAAACAACGGGCAAAAGTGCCGTTCCAATAGTGACTTTGGCGTTTTCTAATTGAGCTGTAAGAATGCGTGTTTTGTTGGCTAGGCCATCGCTGGTGCGCTCAAAATCGCCTTGTGCAGCTGATGTTTGCTTGTAAATAAGAGCTTGTGCCGCTAAAACCTTTTGTTGTGGTGTCAATGCGTTTTTGGTTGTGCTGACAATTCCCAATTCCAAAGCGGCTTGGCGCAAGGATGCATCATCAAGCAAAACGCCGTATGCACGCAATGGTTCGGCTTCACCGCGTAATGCTGAGCCAATTGCATTGATTGCTTGCTCGGGTGATGTGTTATTAAATGAAGCAAGATCGGAAGCTAATTGAACAAAACCTGTTGAAAAACCTGATAAATCTTTGCCGCTCAATCCGGCAGCTCGACCAAATGTGGCAAATGTTGCAGCTGCATCCAACGCTTGTTGCTTGGTCTGGCCTAAAGATGATGCTGCACTATCCGCAAATTTTTCAATGTCTTTGGCTGTGTCACCAAATAAAACATTAACCTTTGAAATTGTTTCACTTAAATCGCTGGCAGCTTTGACAGCATCAACGCCAATTTTGATGGCCATTGCTCCAGCGGCAGCGGCCACAGCGGCAAATGCCAAAGCCGCCTTTTTGCTAAAATCGCCAACCTTAGTGCCAAATGAATCAACCTCGGTTGTTGCGCCTTTAACGCCTTTTTTTAACGAATCTAAATCAGCATCAAAGGTTACTGTGACTTTTGGAATTTTTGCCATTAATCTAGTCCGTTCGCTCTTATAAGTGTTTGAACCATTGCAATATATTCTTTTGCAACAACGGGCGTGTAAAAATCAACAGCTGGTGTTATCCAATAACCGCTTGGATTTGCTGGAGCCTTAAATCTGTTTGTGTATCTTCTACCAGCTCTATCAATGCCGGGATGGGAGCCATATTCTGATCCCCATAAAAGCGTTCCAGCGGCAGCTCTTGATTGATTTGTGCGCTTGCCACCTTTGCCTGTTTTGCCGCCGTATTTACGGCCGACTTGCTTTGTGCCACCAATATCAACACGAATTAACCGGTCGCGTGGTGTGGTGATTGAATCCATAACCAATTTTGCTTGTGGTGTTGGAGATACAAGGCCAAATTGCATAAGTTGCCCGGCAAGCCTCTTTGACATAGTTTGAGCTTCGGTTCTTACTTGATCTTGAACTTCTTTTGGCAATGCAGACAAAAGCCTAAATAGATTTTTCAATTCTAAAGGCTCTACAGTAAAAGAAAAGGTGCCGGTGTCTCTAGATGATTTAGTTGCCATTGCGCCTCCTCAAAATGTCATACACAGTAAAAACATCTTCCGCTGTTTGAAACTCTGATCGTGACAATCCTGTTTCGATGGCCAATTCCCAAATAATCCGGTTTATTGTTCCCGGCTCGTAACTTTTGGGTGTTCGGTTTCTCCAATGCTGATGTCAATCACAGTTTCGCACCACACCTCAAATGGCTTAACAGTTTTACCGGCTGCCTCGCGCTTCATTGAGTGATACGCCAAAAACATTAAATCCGCAATTCCCAATTTCTCGGCTATTTGCTGAATTGTGTTTCCAGTTTTTTGTTCCCATTTCATGAATTCTGGTGGGAGAACAAGATAGGTTTCGTTCTCCCCCGTTACGAATTCAATTGTGACTTGTAGTTTCATGCTCCCGATCTCCTTTTTATAGTGTTGGTGTAGTTACACAGGTGAATGCTAGTGAAACAGTCTGTGCATCTGGTGCTGTGCCTCCAGCTGATGGGAAAATTGGCTGGACATCAAAGTTGAACACCGATCCTGATGCAGCTGTAAAGACAACCGCCAATGGTGTGTTTGGTGCTGTGTCTGCCGCTGTCCAAAGTGCGTTGCACAATGATCCACCAGCTGGCCAGTCGGCAAGCATTTCAACAGCAAATGATCCTTGCGAATCCGTGGTGAAATAAGCTTTTCCATCGAGTGTTTGATATGTATTGATTGTTGAATCAATAGTTAAGATTGCGGATGTGGCCTGTGCATCATAAGTATCACCAGCAATGGTGAAAGTGATGTCTCTGCCGGTGACGATTGTTGTTGGCATGATTTCTCCTTAGTTGGTGTAATAGGTGCTGACTTGTAAATCGGCTATCAGGTATTTACCTGCACCGACTTCCAATGATTGAGGTTGATTCACATCGCCGACTTCATATCCATCGGGCATTGTGCTGATGATGTCAATCATCAATTGTTCTAGATTGTCCAAAGCCGCTGCGTTGTTCATATAAGCAACAACACCGGTTACAGTCAAATTGATTTTAACTTTAGTTGTTGCGCCATTGATTAAAACGCTTTCCAGATACGGCGTTCCCGGGATTAAAACGATGCTTGGGCTTGTCATTGTCTCCGGAATGCCATTATAGACATTGGCAGCAATTGTGGAAAGTGTTGTTTGCAATGGTGTTCTGATGTCAGCTTCAATTGTCATTGGCACATTGCCTCAACATCCAAAAATGGCCCAAGCAACCCAACGACTCTATTTGTAAGGCTTCGGCCTAAAATAAATGGTTGCGGCTGGAATGTGTCTGACATGATTTGATTGCCGGGAGCTGTAATGCTCTGGAAAATCTCAACCGAAACAACCAAAATCGCGTTTTCAATAGGCGGTGTGCTGGCATAAAGTTGCGCGGCTGATGCACCGGATAAAGTAGCCAATGCGCTTGGAATAAATGGCAATGGGTATGTGCGATCAGCCGCGGCTGTCGCAGCTGTAAATGTATAAGGCTCAATACGATCATCGGTGACTGTGTAAGTGCCATTGTATGTTCCGGCCCCGGTAACAATGACAGACTGCCCCGGCACAAAATAATTTGGCCGAATTGTAGTGAAATAAATGACGGAATCACTCACATTGGCAAATGTCACCGATGATTGGTATTGCGTAAGTAAAGGCAAAATCGTTTGCTCGGCTGAATCAATAAATGAATCAAGTTGTGCGTCAGAATATAAAGAAACCGAGACACCAAGAATGGATCGTAGCTGTGAGGCTGTGACTATTGCTGGCATCTCGGTTCCTTTCGTGTCAGTAGCGTTCGGGAGCGACCGCTACCGATTTTGATTTTTTAGTTATCAGGTCTGGTTCCAGCATGCGCCAAATGGAATCTTTGGAGCAATTGCTGCATAGCCATAGTAAAGAATATCAATGGTTCCATCGCTCTGAATTGCTGTGCGCAATGTAAAGCGTGGTGACTCATACCATGTCCAAGCATCTGGATTAACAACTACCATTGAGAAATCTCCGGTTGATGTTGTTGGGCCAGCGTTACCGATTGAGCGAGAAACAAAAAGATTAAGACCCGGTGAAACTACACCGCGCAATGAATCGCCTCTCACATTACCGGCTGCATTTGATGGTTGCGCTGCGTTGTATAGCGGTGCGCCATTATCGTTATAGCCCATAATGTTCGTCCATTGTCCCGGACTCACAACGATGTTACGAGCAAATCCAAGTGATGATGAATAAACAGCACCAGCAGCTTGAGATGTGTAAGCCAAGAATCCTGTTGATGAGTTTGCATTCACACCAGTTTGCTGACCTGCACCAGCAATTGTGCCAACGGCAAATTCATCAGTTACTTTTGCATAAGCAAATTCAAGATTCTGCAAAAGAGCCGTTAGATATTCTGGTCGGCTGCGATCGATGAGCTCTACTGTGGAAATCGCACGGCCTTTGAAGGATTGTACGGGTACGCTCAAAAATGTTGCTGATAGTGATGATTCTGTAACAGCTGCATTTTCTGCAACATTTGCCACAGTAGGCACAGCAGTAACGCGAGGAATTTCAAATGTCATTCCTTCGCCAACAAGAGTTTCACGGCTTAGCGCATCAATCATTCCGCGATCAGCGTTAGCCAATGCATTAACAACCTGTGTGCTTTGAGGCGTTGGCACCATTCCTGGAGCTGTGCCAGTCGTATTATCGGCGGCCTTGATGTATTGGCGTGAATCTTCATCATGAAGAATTGTTGCCTTTAAATAGTGCTCAAGGTATGAAACCTTTGACACAATTGGTGATCGTGGAGCTGTGTAATAGGCAGGTCGTGATGCCTGAACAGCCTCAGCTGGAGCCTCTACCGGTTCAACGGCAGGAGCGGTGTTTTCGGTAGTGTTATCCACTTTGTCTCCTTCATTTGGGTTTGATGTCTCTGCAACTATTTCAGTTTCAGAATCTTCTGATGCTGCTACTTCTGAAACGCGTGCAGATCGCACGGCTGGTTCAGTAACTAGTGCAACGCCTTTGAGCTGGCCATTCAAAACTTTCATTGTGCCATCTTTTTGCATTTCATAATTATCAACAGCCAATTCAATGCTAAATCCATCGCGTAAGCCTTCCATTGCCTCTGTAAGCGCATCGGTGCCGGCTGTGGTGTTAGCAATCTTGAAAGTCGCTGTCATTTCTTTATCATTCACACTCATAGCAATGCTCTTTCCAATTCGGCGTGTGTTGTCATGCTCAAGGTTTAAAAAAACATCTTGAGGCACAATTGATCCACGGGCAAAAGTGACTTTGCCTGTGCTGGCATTTGCTTGTTCATTGAATGCAACTATGCGACCGGTAATTGTTCTTGAGTCCGAATCAGCTGCCGTAATTTCCATTGGTGTTGTTAGCTTCATGAGATCATATCCTCCATCTGTCTAATTTCATCGGTAGTGATTGCTCCGATGTCGAACAAAATCTTGTAAATTTCTGCACGCTCTTTTTCTGATCCGCGCAAGTACGCCTTCAAATCAAATTCAACGCGCTGTGTTGATGGCGTGAAATCTGGCATTGAAAGCCGGCTGGTCAAGCTGTTCATCAACGGGAGCAACGAGAAATCCAAAAGAGTTTGACGCGCCGTTTGGGCGTTTTGATAGGTCATGGATGATCCAGTCGGCGCATCAATAAAGTAAGCCGGAATGCCAACGGCACGGGCTAATTCTGTGGCAATTATTTCGCGTGCTGCGTTTAGGCCAATTTGCTCCGGTGTGAAGCCAACAGTTTCCATTGTGATGTCCGCATTGAGGAATGCCGTTCCGCGATTTCTTCTTGCTGCCCCCCAAGCATCCAGCAATTTGGCAATGCGGTCAGCTGGCAATGCTGTGCCATTTGATTTTAAAACCATTGATGGCACAGGTTCGCGTGCATACATTGCGGCCGCACGCTCGAGTTCCGCACCGGCTCTTATTGTGCGACCAGCTCTGTTGAGTAGACCTTCATCATTGCCATAAAACACAACAAGCGATCCAACGCCGCTATCCGGCACTTGCATTCCATCAACTGTGTAATACTCAATTTGGGTGCCTTTATCGTTTAAGAAAACACCAACACGATTAGGAGCAACGCGCCACATTTCTCTTACTCTAAATGTGTCAGCAAAAAGCGACATCACCTGAAAATATGAAAATCCCGTAAATAATAAATCCTCGCACGCCCATACCCAACTAACGGCCCCCGGCACTCTGCGATCTGGATCATCAATGACAATTGGCTGGTCAATAATTGTGCCGGTGGCTTTATCTCGTGTGATAAGCGGAATTGTTGCGATGGAATTACAAATCATGTTTCTAGCTCGAGCGATGGCTGGAACAGACATAGCTTCTTCGCGGGTTGCTAAATAATCAGCTCCACCAAATGGATAAAACGCATCTAGTGTTGGAGCTGGCCCAATTTGTGCAGCAACATCAGCACCGCGCGTTGGCGCGACTGTTTCAATGGTGCGTTTGCGGTCAAATAATCCCATGCACCCATTTTCTCAAAATGTCAAGCATCAACCCACTAAAATGTCTATTTCCGTTTCTGGGCGTGTCGCGAAGTGCGTGCATAATGCAGCGGCCACAGCGGCGGCCACGGCCGTTCCGCTAGCACGCCTTCCAATAACCCATCCACCATCGCCTTTACGCAATCGCACAGCTGACAGCATTTGTTCAGTCAGCGTTGATTGATTCCGATGTTTTAACCGACCAGAATTGATGGCACCTAACAATTCATCGCATGCTTGCGGGTAAGCCGAATCCATGTCGTGGATTGGAATACCGGCTGGCACCATACGCGCCGCAATTGCCCCGGTCGTGCGCCGTGAGTAAAGCAAATACTCAATTGGATATTTGCGACAATAAGCCGCTGCATCATTTGCAATTGCCCGATCATCTAGCTGTATTGTGTTTTCCCATGTGTGAAGCAGCTTTATCACAAAACTCTCTGATCCAAGCTTTTGGGCTCCCACTAATGCTGCATTTCTACGATCCGGTGAAATATCAATCGCCATCCATGTCAGCTTGTCAATATCAAGGTCAATTGTTTCGTCACCACATGCTTGCCATTCTTTGGCCCCAATAACGCTGGAGATTGTTTGAACCCAACGATTTAAAACCTCGGTTTGCACCACATCGGCAGGATCATTGAAAACGGCTCGGATATTGTCTGGGTGAATTGTTATGTTAAGTCCGGGATTTGCAAAAGCTGCGTTTTCTAGTGAAATTTCATCAGTCGGTGCCGACCATTCAAAATAACCCACATTATCGGGAGCACCACTAGCTGCCGCCAATCCGCGCTCGCGTAATTGGTTGAGCACAATGCTATGACTATCTCCGGCCGTGGAAAAGCAATTGACCTGTGGATTTTTGGCCGCCATCAATGTGTATCGCATTGCGGCAAATGTCTCCATGTCGTGCAGCTCTCGGATTTCATCCATGTGGATGCTTTCCGGTTTTGATAAACCTCTAGCTGCTGATCCACCAGCTTTGATGATAAAACGCGATCCTTCTAGCGTTTCAATCTCCTCAGCTCCATGTTGCCACCTAATGCGCTTGACCCGTTTAGCTAAATCATCATGGCTTTCAACAATCTGCACAATTGCCCGAAATTGCTCAAGCGATGTCACCAATCGGTGAGCTGTGGAAACCTGCAAACTTTCTTGCCAATGAAATAGACCCATCAAGATTCTGGCCATCATGTAGGTACTTTTGCCATTTTGCCTTGCAACAGTCGCAACTGAAATTGGGTGATGGTAGCGGCCATCGGGTTTCACCTTGAGTGAATGCTCGGCCAGAAACTTTTGCCACGGCATAAAGCCGCCTTCAATGATCTGGTCAGCAAAATCAATCAATTCAAAGCCGCGTGAAGGCAAATCATTGAGCGGTGAATGGATTCTTGGCTCTGTGACCGATTCAAAAACCGATTGCAGCCTATCTGAGACGATTTCAACCGGCATGGGTTCAACTATGACCTGACCATCACTATTCATGGCTTTGGCTGTCGTTTTCGGGTACA